TTCATTAGCCTGACTAAGCTAACTAAGCGATATGATTGCTAGGCGGGCATATCGCACCCGATAAGCGCTTGGGGATTTACTTCGTCCAAGCCCGAAGTTCTCTTGAGAGTGCCAACAATCAAGGAGAATTTGACCTTATTTTGTGTTGTTGATATATTGAACAAGCCAACAATCAAAAGATAAGGAGACTACTATGTTAAAATCATCAGCCGATAAAATTGCTCTTGTTATGGTAAGAGACCTTCTAAGAAACACTTCAACTCCCAACCTACATGTAGGCAGGCATACTGCTCTTGGTGTGGCAGAATTTGTTAAAACCTTATCTACCGAACTTCAAAAAGAAGTTGATGATTTAGTTGATCACGGCATTATTATCAATGCTTATAAGAATCAATCAGATAAATAGCCTTACAAGCTGATTCTGCTAATTCTACTGGAGTATATCCCACAGTATTTTTAGCAACACTTTCCAAAACAACCTGTTTGATTCGTTCTTTATCGAAATCAGACAGGCTGTCTTTTATTTCAACTAATTTGAGGTTCTTAGGGTATCCATTTTGCTCATTTAGGAGGAGCTCTTTAGCCATTTCTAAATGTGGGGTGGATTGTTTCATTTTTCGGTTATGTTTTTTCATTTTTGATTTCCTCTCTTTCTTAATTAAACCCTCACTAACTCCCGACAACCTATTTGTCGGCGTTCTTTGGCTCGGACTTGACCTGATTTGATTTTGCCCTTTGTGCAGTGATAATTTGCGACATCAATCAGCTTTTTGTCTCTACCGGCAAGGTTGATTGCACTATCAACTTTGCTTGGTTTTACGACCGCTTTCTCCCAAAGTTCGGCCATTTTTCGGGACTTTTCACGAATTCTTGCGATCCGTCCTATCTTTTTCTTACCGAAAGGGCGAACTGTAGTGATTTCTTCGCCTTTTAAGTTTTTTATTGTTGCCATTTCTGACCCCTTTTCTCTCTTTTCCATTGTTTACCGCACTTAATGTGATAATCCGCTTAATCCGTCAAATTACATTACGTTGTAATGGTCAAATTAGTTTTGGCGTAATTAAAAGAAAATGCAGTAAACAATGAAAAACATTGTGCTTGTTACCTCAGCCACCCACGCCTAGCTTGCGTACTTTAATTAGGGGTAATTCGCCCTAATTAAAATTAAGAGTGTTATTCAATCTGTTAAAGAGCATTCCACCGTCTCTGCTACTCGTTTTATGCTCGGGTGGTAAAGGTAGAACCTTTATTCAAGCCCTCCGTAAAGGGCTTGGTAAAAATTCTTAGTTAAATAACTGATTCTTGTTTTAGCGTATCAATTAACCCTAGAGCAAACTCTGCCATTTTTTGTGTGAAAGCTGTTTTGAAGGTCTCGCTGTTTTTCATTAATCGACTGAACTGTTCATTACTTGCGCCGGTTTTTGCTTTGAATTGTTTTAAAGTTTCCGCAAAAGCTAACTCTTGGATTGATTGGTTATCTAGTAATGCTTGTGTGTTCATCTTGTTTTTCCTTAGTGGTGGGTGTTTTGTTTTGATGGGCTTAGTTTAGTCTTAACTAAAGTTAAAGTAAAGTATTTAATAAAAACTAAACTAAATTTGGTTTTTGTTTAGTATTATATTGATTTTTAAACAAATAAATTTTTGAATAGGCAGTTTAATTGCTTGTTTTTTAATCAACAAATAGGCAAAAAGAGAAAAGTGCGGTCGGTTTTGGGGGATTTTCGTTGCGGTATGAAAATGGCGGGGAAGGATTAAGAAAGATTTTAAAAATTTAAGCAAGGCTAAAAACTTCCGTGAAAAAGCCGGTATCAGTAGGCTTTGATAGAGGTTAAGCAAGAGTTGGGGGAGAATAAGCAAGGTAAAAATATAAAAAGAGGGAATGGATGTTAACGAAATAGATTTCGTCGAGATAAAAGAAAACCGCCACGATTTTATGTGGGGGAGTGATGTAAAGATTACTTGATAAGGTTTAAGAAACTCTAAGATATTAATGACATAACATATTTTCCCATAGCCTCAGCCATCAATGGTGGAACTGCATTACCTATTTGTCTAGCTTTGGAGTTAAAGTTTCCGGAAAATTTATAGTCCATAGGGAATGTTTGTAATAGTGCAGCTTCTCTTAGTGAAATAGCTCTATTTTGAGTTGGATGTCCAAATCGACCATTAGAATAACTGGTACATCTAGTTGTAAGTACGCTGGATGGTTTATCCCAAGCAAGTCTCCCATATACATCTTTATGACCTAAGTGATTTTGATGGCATTTTAACTGTAAATAATCCGGCCAATTAAGTCTATTTCCCCCTTCTGGAGTATGTTGAATTCTAAGCAAACTAAGCTCATTAAGTGAAGCTGATTTGTGATCTGGAATTGATGGGTGTTCTTGTCCATGAGATATTTCAGGCAATCCATAAATCCAATCTCTGACAGTTGAATATGGCTTTACTACCCCATCGTTATCTATTGCCGGCAAAGATATTTTTGTATGTTTAGAGGCTAGTAAAATAAGGCGTTTTCTATCTTGAGGAACCCCAAACCATAATGCTGAGACTATTCCATAACTATATTGATAACCTAATTCATCAAGTAGCTCTAAAAAACTAAAAAACGGAGTATCATACCCCTTTTTAATTTGCTGCATTCCTGGCACATTTTCAACAAAAATAAAATCTGGTATATATGCTTTAACGAAACGACCAAATTCAGCAAGTAAATATCTTCTAGAATCTGAATTTGTTTTCTTGTTATTTTGTCTTGAGAAAGGCTGACATGGTGCACAGCCAGAAAAAAGCGTATAACAACCGCTCTCTTTTTCTTTGAGAATTTTATCAAAAATATCTTTTATAGTATCAGTCTGTAATGCGCTGATATCTTCATTAATGAAGTATGCATCAGGAAAATTCAATTTGAAAGTATTTGCTGCTTCTTTGTCAAAATCTAAGCCAAAGACGACATCCAGCCCAGCTTGCTTGAAACCCTGACTGGTTCCACCACAACCTGAGAAAAAATCAAACACTTTAATATTTTTCTTCAAATTCATATTATTACATTAAATCTTATTCTTGATGGATTCTAGCATATTCCTTATCTCTTGCAAGTGTCTATCATCCTTACTAATCATTCTTAAATATCTCAATTGAGTTATTAAAATTGCGTTACTATCGGATTCTCCCGTTTCTTTTTTAGTTATTTCACAAAATTTACTTTTTGCTTGTTCACTCGTTAATGTAGTAGTTTCAATATTACTTATATTATCTTGAATAAGAATAAATATCTCAGGGGTTTCAAATGGTAAAAATGAAACAGATTTTTCGACATTATCTAAAAATTTACGTTGTAGTTCTCTTTTTTGGATTTCATTAGATTCTCTATTCGATCCATCAGAAAAAAACTTAATAGGAAAATTAAATAAATCTTCTATTGTTTTATCTAAATCTTTATCTAATACATTCTGAGAAAGAGGAAATTTATCTCCATTATTCTTATATAATTCAGATTTTTGATCTCCATCTAATAATACTATTTGTTTATGCCCAGCTTCTATGTAGTGGTTTAACCTTTGTATAATAGCTTCTGCTCCACCAGGAAAAAATTCAATGCTAAAAGTATCTTTTAATCCAGTATCTTCAATCGCATATTCAATAATCTTTTTAGCTAATCTATCTTCTACGTAAACAGGTATCTTTGAATAATCATAACCTAATTTAGTAAAAACATTGTATTTGTTTACACTATTATTAATATTTACTTTCTTAGTTATGGAATCTTCGTAGAATAATTTGATAGCCTCATCTGGCAATTCTTTTATTATTTCTGTTGAATGAGTCGATATAACGATTTGATGTTTTTTTTCCTTTGATTGGTTCTTTAGAAATTCTATCAATTTTTTCTGAGCATTAGGATGCAGTGATACTTCAGGTTCATCTAATAAAATGAGAGATCTTTCGGGTGCATTCATCACTTTATGAACTAAAGAAACAACAGCAAATTCACCACTCCCAGCATAGGCTTCGGAGTAATATAAGCTTTCAGTTTGTAGAAAAGCAGTTCCCCCACTAGTTTGAAAGAAAGAGTGTTCGATATATTTGATTGATGAATATTTCTTATTTAATATTTTTGATATTAGATCTACTTCTGATTTTGATAAAATGACGTTTTTATCTATTTTTTGCTGATTGTATAAATAGAATGTATCCTTATTTTTGTCTATTGAATATTTTAAATTTTTACTTTTTGCACGAATAAAATCCTGTTTTGTTTTATAATTTTGTGATGGTTTTAAGGAATGATATAAGCATTTATCAAAAGCACTTAACTCAGAGCGGAAATTTATATAAACTACGTCCTTTTTTATTTTCTTCCATCGTGTTTTAGTCTGATTAGGTGATTGTACGTTTTTAAAAGGAGACATACCATAATTAGATTTTGGTCTATCTGTTTCCCAGTAATCTACATTTCTATTTTGTTTTTGATTGTTATGTAGAAAGACTTCAGCATTACATTTACTATAATTATCTTTATAGATATACCAATAAGATTGATACTGTACTCCTTCAGTTTTATCTATTGGTGTGGTAAACCAAAATTCGGAAGGAACTTTACCATCAACAGAACCATATAACGCGACTAAAGCGGACGTTTTATTCGTTCCATTTTGTCCAACTAATGCAGTAATTGGATAATCAAAATGCAATTCTTGCATTGGTTCAATATTTTTAAAATTTGAAAATACTATTTTTCTAATAAACGGTTCCATAAGGACAGAGTTATTAAAAATCTTTCTTAAAGGATCTTGATTTGACATATTCTATTACCAAGTAAGTTATTTTAATTCTTTAAAGAAAGAGTCTTCCTTTAATTCCACATTTTCAAGAAAGCTATATTGTTGACATCACTAAAAGCATTCAATTGAATATCTATCATCCAACAAAGCCCAACTCCCACCTATCACACCGCTCTATTCGTTCTTTTGATGCCTATAAGTCTTTAGGATTTATCGGTAACACTCTAATAAATTTACCTATAATGCGTGATGAGTCTAATTTTTCAGATGTAATATCAAATGCGGTATAGTTTTTATTATCGGAAAGTGCTTTGTAAATCCCACCTGGGATTTTTTGTAGCCTTTTGATATAAACTTCCCCGTCAATCGAAAAAATGTAGATCCCTTCGTTATCATAGTAATCAATTGTTGTATCTACGAAAACAACATCGCCTTTATTGATTGTTGGATACATACTATCCGTAGGAACGGTTATCATCTCAATGCCATTAGCCGACTTTCTTCCCACGACCTCCAATAACCCATCAAGAGAAAAATAGATAGACTGGATTACATCAGGGTAGCCGGGATTTATGTAGCCTACTTCTCCAGCTCTAGCTTTTACATCTAGTAAGTGGATCGGGTAATGGTGTTGCTCTGTTTCTTTGCCGGAAATAGATGAAATTATGACGCTCTCAATGTTTTCATCATAATCAAGATAGAAATTAGGCATTCCATAATCACGCTCTAAACGTCTAGCCGCTCGTTCACCAAAAGATGATTTGCCATTCTTCAACTGAGAGATATAGCTTTTCTCTTTTTCTGGGATATCCCTTGTTTCAAACCATTCTGTAAGTTTCTTTCTACGAATATCAGGGAGTGTCGTTTCTTTGATCATGTGATACCTCTATAAATTCTTATTCATATCTTATTTAGTTTTTTCTAAACAAGCAAAAGCTAAACGTTTCTTGACTTTGCTTTTAGTTATAACTAAACTAAAGATTAGTTTTTAATTAACTGGAGTGGCAATGGATTTAAAATCATATCTATCTAATCGCCCTCGAGGTTTCAAATCAGACTTTGCTAAAAAATTAGGAATCTCAAATTCTTATCTCAGACAGGTTGAAACAGGTTATTCGCCTATGCCTGTGTATTTAGCAAAGAAAATTGAAGAAGTAACTCGTGGCGAAATCACAAAATCGGAGCTTCGCCCTGATTTATGGGGTTAATGTACCCAAAGGAGTGTGCAATGGCACGCAATAAATTCACGCCGTCTGAAATGCAAATTGCAGATGTGATTAGACGAAAAGCCGCAGAGCGAACAGATAAAGAGATCGCCGAGAAAATTGGTATCGATCCGAGTACGCTTTGTCGTTTTAAGGCAGAACATTTAGAAAAGTTTTGTGCTTTTTTAGATGAGCTAGGGTTCATTGTGCGTGAAAAACACAGTGAGGATAAAGAATGGAAAGCTTTAATCACTTTAGCAAAGAAAGCGATTGAAGATATGGATAAATAAAAAACCACGGTGGCAACCGTGGCAATTTTCTCTATGGAGATGTATTTAATGAGTAGATTATTACCAATAATGAACGAAAATGCAAGCACTTTGACAATGAGCAGTCGGGAGATTGCTGAGTTGTGTGAAAAAGAGCATCGTCATGTCTTACGAGATATTAGAGCTTATGTTGGCGCAGTACTGAAAATGGAAAGGGGGATTGATGTTAAATCTCTTGACTGGGAAGAAAAAGAGGGAGTAGAGCTTTTTGGGCATACCCCTGTAGGTGGAGTAATTTGTCGTTACGAAACCAATCCGCAGAACAATCAAAGTTACCCTGTTTATTATTTGGATAAAGCGGCAACGTTAACAGTTGTCTCTGGTTATAACATACTTCTCCGTAAACGTATCATCGATCGCTGGCTTGAACTCGAAAACCAACAAACACCGACCGCAAAAATTCCTCAATCATTTTCTGAAGCATTGCTCTTAGCGGCTGAATTACAAGCTGAAAAAGAACGTAATGCGCCTAAAGTGGCTTTTGTGGATCACTATGTTGAAGTCGGAACAAGTAAATCACTTCGTGAAACGGCTAAGATTTTGAATATGCCGGAAAAGGCGATGATCAACCGTTTACTGGAGGATAAATTGCTTTATCGTCAATCCGGTAATTTGTTGCCGTATCAATCCGCTCATTCAAAAGAACTTTTCACCGTGAAAACAGGCACAGTCGAACACGGTCACAATTTCACACAAACAAGAGTAACAAGCAAAGGCATTGAATTTATTGCGTCACGTTACGCTTCGGAGTTGATGTTATGAGATATTCAACTTATATCAACAATCAAAAATGCCTTGAATGGGGATTGAATGCTAATCAAGGTGCATTGTTCGATCTATTAAATCAAGCCTCTTCTTGGGCTTCTGAAGTCATTGTTGATGGTGTCGTGTATTACTGGGTATCCCGTCATAAAGTGATTGATGAATTGCCTTTGTTTTATAAAACCGCAGATACCGTTTATCGTCATTTTGTAGAGCTGAATGATAAAGGTTTAATTATTTACTTAAAACAAGGTAAACACGGTGATAAAGATCTCATTCGGCTAACTGACAAAGGTAAAACTTGGAATGAATTTAAATCAGATGTAAGTCGAGATAACTCGGAAATGAATCCGAGATAACTCGGAAACAGATCCGAGATAACTCGGAAATAAATCCGACAGATAAATATATAAATAATAAAAATACTAAAGATCATATTAAAAAAACTTCGCAAAAAAAGACCGCACTTTTGGATTTTGAACCGCACTTTGAAAAATTCTGGTCTGCTGGTATGCGCAAAGTGGGAAAACCACAAGCATTGAAAAAATTCCAATCGGCGTATGAATCTTACAACGCTGAATATCCGATTTCGCTTGAAGCATTCACCCAAATGTTGGTTGATGACGTGGAAAAGCGAATCAGGCTCAGGCAGTTTGGCTTTGACAACCTTCACCCCTCAACTTACCTAAACAACCGGCGTTGGCTTGATGATTATCCTCAAGAACCTGCGGGGCAACACGTGGGGAAAATGCCGAGTAGTGACCCTTTCGCCGATAACGGCACATGGGGCGTGGGAAGAAAATTAAACGTCGATCCAAGTTTAATTCCGGAGTATTTACGATGAACGCAATTACTCCAACTCAGAAAAGTGCGGTCGAAAAAGCCGATGTTTCCGGCAACGCCGTGAAATTAATCGACCGAATGTTTACCCGATTGAAATCGCTATTTCCTGCGTGGAAACAGGCATTTGACAGCATGGAAACTTACAACGAAACCAAGCAAATATGGCTTGAAGAATTACTCAAAGCGGATGTTGTAACGCCATTGGCATTGAAACGCGGATTAGACCGTGCGGCGGGTTCGGAAAGTCCGTTTTTCCCAAGTGTCGGACAATTTATTGCGTGGTGTAGTGAAGACTATCACGCTCTGGGTTTACCGAACGAAACGGAATTATATCAACGTTATAAATCATTCCTTGGCTATGCCCGATTTAATCAGAATGAATTTAGCTATCTCTCAAATGTTGAATATTGGCTACTGAAAAATCTGTACGAAAAGTGCCGGAGAAAATCGGAAGAAGACACCTTGAAAGCGATTCCTAAGTTGCTGGATGAGGCAGCGAAAAAAGTGCGGTCGAATTTTGAGTTTGAGGATATTCCAAAAATGATTCCGCAACAGATGAGTTTTTACGATAGAGCCCGAGCAGACCAAGCAAGAGACCGTTTAATGGCGCAAATGAAAGGAACAATGCAATGACCGAATTTAACAAAGACTACTATCGCACGCCGAAATATTTTTTAACTGGCTTAATTTACGGTTCAAGTTTGAGGTGGACGGTTGTGCAAGCCAAGAAAATTCGCTGGCTGAGGATTATTTTGGCCCGGGTGGGATTGATGAGGATTTTTTAAATTTCGATCTTGAAGCCTTCAAAGCCGTTTTTGAGGAGACCTCTATTTTCGTTAATCCCCCTTACAGCGACCCAATGCCTTTTGTAAAACGTGCAGCCGAATTAATGGCACAAGGTCATTTAGTGGTGATGTTGTTGCCGGCAGACAAAAGCACCAAGTGGTACAAAGTGATTCAAGAAAACGCCACGGAGGTGATAGACATCATCGGCGGTCGAATCAATTTCTTACATCCGGTTACGGGTGAGGAAGTCAAGGGCAACAACAAAGGCTCAATGGTGGCGGTGTTCGATCCGTTTATGCAGGGCTTTATCACTCGGCAGGTTGAATTGGAATTTGTGAAAAAGTGCGGTGGGTATTATGGGTAATAAACAACAATTCTTCCTCCGTTCTGCGCAAGTGCGGTCAAATTGTTTGGAGTTTATCAAGAATTTACCAACTACCGAGGAATCCCCGTTAGTTGTGAAAATTCAGCCGATGACACGCACCCTTGAGCAGAATGCCAAGCTGCACGCAATGTTAAGCGACATCGCCAAACAGTGCGAATTTCAAGGGAAAAAACGAGATATTGAGACGTGGAAGATGATTATGGTGTCGGCGCATAAAATCGCTACCGGTGAGAAAGCTGAAATGGCAATTGGGCTTGAGGGCGAGGTGATCAATCTGCGTGAATCCACTGCGCAAATGAGTGTGAAACGGCTCGCAAGTCTTATTGAATATATCACCGCTTGGGGCGTGCAAAACGGCGTGAAATTTAACGATAGATGGGGATTTTGGGGAAGATGAGAACTAAACCACTCAAACCAAAGAAATGCAAATCCTGTGGCAAAGCGTTTACCCCGTTTAATTCACTACAAAAGGCTTGTAGTCCGAAATGCGCTCTTGAACTTGCCCGAGATAACGCACAGAAAGCACGAGAAAAGGCTGAAAAACAAAAGCTAAAGGAGCGTAAAGCAAGATTGAAAAGCCGTTCAGAATGGCTGAAAGAGGCACAATCGGTATTTAATAAATTCATTCGTTTGCGTGATAAAGACGAACCCTGTATCAGTTGTGGTCGCTATCATCAAGGTCAATGGCACGCCGGGCATTATCGGAGTGTGGGGGCAGCACCTGAATTGCGGTTTTGTGAGTTGAATATCCATAAACAATGCCAACCGTGCAATAACCATAAAAGCGGAAATGTGATTGAGTATCGGATTAATTTGGTAAAAAAAATCGGTGTAGATAAAGTCGAGTGGCTAGAACGTCAAGACCATGACCCACTGAAAGTATATCATTTCAATTACAGTGCGGTTTTAGCACATTGCGAACGCACGAATGAATTTTAGTAGCCCTGATTGAAGACAGTCGGGGCTTTTTATTAGGTAGTAACCTATAAAATTACTCTGTTAGCTCAACAGGATAGAGCAATGACCTCCTAAGTCATCGATACTGGTTCGATTCCGGTACAGAGTGCCATAAATCTGATACAGCCCTAAGCAGAAATGCTTGGGGCTTTTTTATTGCCTCAATAAAGGAGGCGGAGTATGAAAATTATGCCAAATAATACGCCGGATGTATGGACGCAAATTTGGGCGCTGCTTACAACGCATTTTTCAAATCATAACCAGTTGATTTGCGGTGTCGTGATTGCATTTTTTACATCGTTAATCAAATCTTTTCTTTATGGGAAAAGGGATACCCCAAAGCGGGTTATTGCTGAAGCCTTATTGTGTAGTCTTATTGCAGGCTCAATTCAGCCGATTTTATTACATTTCCAACTAAACATTGATTGGATTACACCGATTGGTGCCGGTATAGGGTTAGCTGGAACAAGTGTTATCAGACGACTCATTTTAACTTTCTTTGATAAAAAACTAGGAGGGGTTACTAATGATGAAAACCAGTGAAAGAGGAATTAACCACATTATTCGTGACGAAGGCGAACGATTGACCGCTTATCAAGATATTGTCGGGATTTGGACAATTGGCGTGGGTCATACCGGTTTTGTTGACGGAAAACCTGTAACAAGAGGAATGACTATCACCGCTGAAAAATCCCGAGAGATTTTGAAAGCTGATTTAGCACGTTTTGAAAAAGCGGTGAATGCGAATGTAAAAGTTCTTTTAACGCAAAATCAATTTGATGCGTTAGTGAGTCTTGCTTTCAATATTGGGGAGGGGGCATTTAGCGGCTCTACCCTCGTTCGTAAATTAAACGCCGGAGATTATCTAGGTGCAAGCCAACAATTCTTGGTGTGGAAGAATGCGGGCGGCAAAGTATCACAAGGTTTGCTTAATCGCCGTAAACGTGAAAAGGCATTATTCGATGAATAAATATGTTTACGGTGTCATTGGTGCATTTATTTTAGGTTTGTGCTTTTGGTTATGGGTTCAGCACAACACCATCTCTAACTTAAGAGCCGACAATCAGGCACAAGCCCAAACTATCACAAAACAAAGTGCGGTCATTTCTCAGCTCAAGTTAGAGGCTGAAGAAAACCAACGTCTAACACTTGAGTTATCAAAGCAAGAAACTGAATCAAGGAATAAAGCCAATGAAGTTATTAAATCTATCTCTACGCAAGAGAAAAGCAGCGATGCCTATCATGGCAATGCTCCTCGCGCTGTTATCGACTTCTTGCGTCAAGAATGAGCCGGTAACAACAGCTTGTCCTATTTTACCTGCGGTGTTTATTTCTCACTTAGACAAAACCTCATTCAGTGGTAGCACCTATGGTGATGTAACACAGTATGCTGTCATTCTCAAACGTGAGCGTGATGTATGCTTAAATCGAATTGACAAGATTCGGGAATGGCGAG